CACTCACGAGGGCCCAATTCGCACTTCCTGGCAAGGGCAAGACGGTGGTTTCGAAGGTTTGCGGCAGAAAGGTTGGACTCTTTGTAGTATGCTAGTAATAAACAGAGAGGGCAAAACCCGAAACACACAAATAAAGGTCCTGGCTCAAGGTGACAACCAAGTGATCACGACCTTCTACAAGAGAGAAGAACACCAAAACAAGCTGACTGCTCACAGAGACGCGAACAATGCCGCACAGAACAACCGCGCGATCATGGAGAACATTCGAGCTGGTGTGTCCAAGCTTGGTCTCATCATCAACGAGGACGAGACAATAGTTTCGAGTGAGTTCCTGAACTACGGAAAGCTAATCACCCTATGGGGAAACAGGATACCAACGGAGACCAAAAGATATGCAAGAGCCACCTGCTGCACAAACGACCAACTGCCGGGGATGGGGCCCGTGATGTCATCAGTTGGTACGATCTGTTTGACAGCTGCTCAGTCGTCTCAATCGGTTCTGGAACCCATGGTGATGTACATTACGCTCGGTGTCATGGCGGTCAGCCTGCTGTTGATACACAATCCAGCGGTTCAAATGGGACTGTCCAAGTTGCTGGCGGGAATGACGGAAGACCGAAAGACAGCCTGGTGGATGAAAGTCCTGTTTCTGGATCCAGTGTTGGGAGGAGTGGGTGGAATGTCTTTGAACAGGTTCCTAATCAGGGGTTTTCCGGATCCACTCACGGAGAGCCTTTCCTTCGCTAAGATCATCTTCCAAAACGTCCGAGATCCACTTCTCCAGAAAATCTTCTCTTCCTTCGGAAACCCAAAAATCAAGATAGCCACGACGAGTGACTTCAACAAGTTGATGGAGAATCCGACGAGCCTGAATCTGGTGAGAGGGATGAGTGCCCCAAATCTTGTCCGATCAGCCATCAGAGAATCACTCATCAACAGAGCCAGCACGTTGACGAACAAAATCTTCAAAGCCAGTTTCATCAGTTTGGAGATCGAAGAGGACAACTTCACCAGCTTCGCTAGGTCCTGCAAGCCCTGTTTCCCTCGATTCTTGAGCGAGTTCCGAGCATGCACGATTTTGGGGGTCACAGATTCCATGCTCGGTCTCTACCAGGGGGCTCGGAGTGTCAAAAATGTGGTGAAGAGAGAGTTCCAGTTGGAAATGAGTGCCAAGCTCTGTAAGTCAGAAATGTCGGCGTTGGCCTCACTGGGAGACAAGATCAAGGATGTCCCGATTTGGGACTGTTCTGCAGAGTTGGCGGACAGGCTCCGGACTGACTCATGGGGAGAAAAGATCATCGGGACCACCATTCCTCACCCCTCAGAGCTGACAGGAGATGCCTCAAGGGGTAGTCCCTTTTGTGAGCCCTGCCGGAACAATCGGAAAGTGTACACGGCGGTCACGTACCCATCAGGATTCTCCACCGATCTGGATAGAAAAGGACCACTTTCACCGTATCTTGGCTCCAGAACGGCTGAAATGTCAAACTTGTATAACTACTGGGACAAAGTTACCACAAGTCACATCATCAGAAGCGCTGTAGAGATGAGGCGGATCATCAACTGGTTCGTCTCCAGCGACGGAAAGATAGCCCAGTCCCTCTTCAACATCCTCAAATCTTACACAGGAGAGGATTGGGACGGAGGCGTTATGGAATGCAGCAGAACAGGATCTGCGCTTCACCGCTTCAGGAACTCAAGGACTAGTGACGGAGGTTACTCACCTACCAGTCCCAACCTGCTGTCATACACGTTGGTGACCACTGACACATTGAAAGAAATCAACCAGACCAACCATGACTTTGTCTACCAGTCCCTCCTGATTTACGCTCAACAGGCCAGTTTGGAGCGCACATTGCTTGAGGGTCAAGAAGAAACACACCATTTTCACATTTCCTGTCAAGCCTGTATCAGGCCCATTGACGAAGTGCTGGTTGAGAGCCAGTCAACCTACCACCCAGTTAC